GACCGACAGCATCAGCAATACCAGGGTCAGAACTAAACTGAACCTCGTCGTGGACATTAGCCACATAAGAAAAACCTTGAGGCTCTCCGTCCACCACCAGTTTGTTCTTTACCGCCAGGTCATAGTGGAAGACCTGCACTGCCTTCTTCATGACAACAGCACCACAGGACTGAAGCAAGAAGTTCAACGCACTGTGTGGAGACCTGATGGTTATCTTACGACCATCGATAGCCTTGAACCAACCGGCCTTCGCTCTCTTCTGGATACCATCCGACAATTCACCAAGGCCGTCGATGCCTTCGTCCATCCGCTTGCGGATCTCTTTGCCATCCTTAAGAGGACCGCCCGCTTCCTTAGATATCGAAGCGAGCTTACGATCTGAAGCACCATACAGATAGGCATACTGCATACGCTTGGCTTCGTCTCGTGTCGGAAGTTCCACAAGCTTCTGGGTTCTAGAGTGAACGTCAGTGCCTTCTTCCTTGGAGCCATACAACAAGGCATCACGATAGACACCGTTGTCGTACTTGCCCAGGTAGTGCGCTAGGCACACCAGCTCCAAGGCGTCAGCGTCACAACCCACAAGAACCTGACCCTCGTCAGCCACCCAGACCTCACGCATACGCAGGTCTTTCTTATCGACCTGGGCCATGTTGGGTTTGAAGTGGCTGCACCTGTGCGTAGCTGTACCCATAGAGGACACACCGCCGTGGACGCGATCACCACGCACAAGCTTAAGCCATCCGTTGTCACCGTCACTCAGCTGACCCAGCTGCTTTTGAATCCTGAAGTACCTAGCGAGCTGCTTGGCCTCTGGGTACTTCAGGTTCGACAAGACCACTTCGTCAATCTTAGGGCCACCGGAAGGCGTGAAGCTCTTTGGTTTCCAGTCGTGTGTCTCAGCCAAGCGCTCCGCAATCATCTTGCGTGAGCCTGGGTTGAACACCTCGACCTTATCCTTGAGCCGCTTGCCGGTCTTCTCGGACCAACGCTCTATGGTCTTCGATGGCCAAAGGTCTTGTAGTTCTTCCTCAAGATTGGAGATCTCTTGACGCAACTCAGAGCAAAGGTCATTAGCTTTGTCGAGATCCAGACGGAACCCATGCTCCTCTTGAAGCTGAAGCACACGAACAAAGTCTGCTTCAAGTTTGTAGGCGTCAGAGTCCCTTACGCTTTTGGTCTTGTCGTAAACGTACTGCGTGATCTTAACATCGACCTTACAATACTCAGCCATCTCATCAGTGAACTTGGTGAAGTCGCTGTAGTCTAGCTTTTCTTCTCCAAGTTCTCGGCCATAGTCTTTAATAGAGTGGCCCCTTCTTGTTGAGTCTTTGAGACGGCTTCCAACCAACGTGTCAAAGACTTTTGAGTAATCGAGTATTCCGGTTCCATAAAGTCGAACGATGGCCGGGATGTCGAATCCAATTCCGTTATGGAAGACAACGCAATCTGCTCCAGACAGTCGGCTGAGTCCCTCAGAGATTGGGCGATAACCCTCGTGGTCTGCGTAAATTGTGACAGCATCTTCAGTTGTGTCCTTGATTGCTAAACAGTGGCAGATTGTCATTTGGTGGAGAAACCCGTCGGTCTCTATGTCCGCTATGAGCGTCGTCATTCTGTCGTTCCTTTTCGTGTAACATCCTGTGGCAGTTGGCACACAACATCGTGCATCCCATCGCCTCTTCGAGAACATCTTTCCAAGAGTGGTCTGTCATACCGCTTACCGACAGTACAAACCGTTTGCTCGCTGGGTCTCTGTGGTGAAAGTCAAAGACACAAGCGTCATGCTTTTGTCCGCAGCTTTCACAAACACCACCCTTTAGATCGACAAGTTTCTGTCGGATCTTACGCCTCTTGGTTCGACGTCCTTTATGAGAAGTCATCTATTACCTCTGTTAATCTTCCGGTTTCTGGGTTGTACTCAAGAGTGCCCATGTCACCAGTGATCCCTGCGTACCTGTTCTTTAGGCAGGACACATGGATCTCTTGTTCACCTGAAGACATGTCTCTTGATATACTGATGACGCTATCACTTAGCTGTGCGATAGCAGCTGATCCACGAAGGTGAGACAGGTAGACCTTCTCGCCACCCTCGTGTCCTTTGTCCCCTTGAGGCCGCTTGAGGTGCGACACTAACAAGAGGCAACAGTTGGTGCGCTCAGTGAACGACCTGAGCTGTGTCATGGTGTAGTCCAGAGCCTTACGCTCATCACCTGATCCACCAAGCTGCGATGAGTCCAGCCCTGAGACCAAGATGGACAGATGGTCTAGCACTAATACCTCTACGCCCAACGCTTGGACCATGTAGTTCAGCTTGTTCAGAAGGTTGTCGGAATCCAAAGACCCAAAGTGATCATAGAAAAAGAAGTTACCGGGCTTCAACACAGCATCAAAAGCCTTGCGGCGTTCCTTCTCAGTGATGTCATTGGGCAAATGGATCGGCTTGTTCAAAGCCAACGACATCATGCGTAGACCTGTGCGCCCTAGTCCTTCTTCAAGCGCGACGTAACCCACTTTTCTATCGTCTCCAACAGCGATCTTGTAAGCAAGCTCCGCGCATATAGTGCTCTTGCCCACTCCACTGCCAGCACATATAGTGACCACCTCACGCGGGCGTAGTCCGAATAAGACATCGTTCCAAGTCTTCCAAGGGTAGCTGAGACCCACTTCGATACTCTTAGAAACTTCATCCCATAGCTCCATACCGTTGACGATACCGTCAGGCCTGTGTGGAGACGCCTGGTAGACAGATTCAGATAGTTCTTTGACACGGTTAGCAACCAACAGCTCGTTGGCATCCTTCATCGACAGGCTGGCAATAGAGGCCTTGCCTGGTTTGATGGTGTCTGCAACAGATCTTGCTGCTTTCTGTCCAGCGTCATCCATATCAAACATCAGGATCACTGAGTCGAATGACTCAACGAACTCAATGTTGTTCTTAATAGCTTTGACGGCTGATGCAGCACCTGTTGGTATCGACACGACAGGCCAGCGTCCATCCGTAACCTTGGCATACGACATGCAATCGATCTCACCCTCGGTGATCACAAGTCGGATGCTTGGTTTCCAAAGGTGCTGACCAAACAACTGCACGTTGCTCATGTCACCAACGGTATAGAACTGCTTGTCTTCTGTTCGTGCCTTCTGAGCTACAGGCTCACCCTTGGCATTACGATAGGGTGCGACCTGAACAGTCCGGCCTTTGCTGTCTTCAGTAACAAAGTAGCCAAACTTAGAGCAGATCTTTTCGGATAACCTACGGTCCTCAATGGCCGTGTAGTGGCCAAAGGGCATAAGGTTTGTATTCTTAGGGGGCTTGGGATCTTGAGACACCAACGTGTCTGGTTGCCTAGTCGTGGCACAAGAGAAGCAGTGGGTGTGACCATCGTCGTACAGCGCCATAGCGTCTGAAGACCCACAGTCTGAGCAAGGCAGCTTAGTCTCTACTGTCTCGCTTGTCGTAGCTGAAAATGATTCCATACTTTTCGCCTTCTTTTGGATATCGTTTTGTCACAGTTAAATCTACAATCTGGTCGTCGTCTTTCCAAAAGCCACCATGCTTTGTCATGGAGTCCAGTGGTCCCTTAGCGAAGTTATCGACATCACCAACAGGGAACTTACGACGGGTAGTCTTAGGTTTCTTACAGACGAACTCAAGCTCTGCTTTAATAGGACCAGACAGAGGCTCTTGTCCGTCGTAAGACGCCAACACAACGACCATAGAGCGCCGGAACTGCTCGTACCGCTTGCCGTAGAAGGCACCCCACTTGGAGATGCGGGGACGGGATGCAGGTACGGGCTCTATGTCGAAGGTGTAGGTTCGCTTAGAAGTCATCAGCCCCTAGTTCTGTTGCGCTATCAGCAACAAAGCCAGCGATGTCATCGAAGCCAGCGGACTCAGAGTTACGCTGCTCGACCAACTGGACAGTGTTCAGCATGGCCGTAACGCCTTTGGCAGAACCTGCCTTGTATGCAAACATCTTAACAGAAGCGCGGATCTTATCGCCGTTGCGTGGGAAGGTGCCACTAGACAAAGGCTTAGGGGGAGAGTCACAGTCAATCAGACCGGGTTGGAACTTCGTCTTGGTCCGTAAGAACCAATGACCATGAAGGTCTTCCTTCTCGGTCTCGTCACCATCCTTAAGCGGGCCTTGGATGCCTTTGACCTTGTCCCCAAACTCCTGGGCTGCAAGCTCTTGAGTCATCTCATCCATCTTCTGTTTGAACGCACGACCTTCGTCGCTCTCTTTGTCAAACAACAACGTGACCTTGTACTTGTCGTCACTAAACTCAAAGCCAGAGTCGGGACGTTCAAGCCAAGTGAAGCTTGCTGTTGCGACGGGAGTGATTACGTTCTTAAAAGCACGAGCCATTTTGTTTCCTTTGGGTCTATTGAAGTGGTAAGTCTACGAGGTGCCAGACGCTCTCAAGACAGAGATCAATTAGATCTTTTGCTTGGATGCCGTTTCTACCAAACTGGTTAACGATGTCAACGGGC